CGATGCCACGGGAAGACACCCATCGTCGTGGTGCATACCCGTTGGCATGAAGATGATTTGATTGGACGGCTCTGCGATCCCGATCACCCTGGCCGTAAAAGACCAGTCGGAGACGGCGGCTATGCAGGCATCGAAGCAAACTGGCAGTATTTCAACATCCCGGCGGTGGTTACCGAACCGAAGCTGGCGGAGGCGCTCAAGCTGGAGCTGCACGTCCCCACCGACCCGATTGTTATTCGCGAGTTTGGTAACAAGCCAATGGCGTCGTTGTGGGAGGACAAATTCCCGCTGACGTTCCTGGCAGAAGCCAAACACAACGATCCGGTTGGCTTTTCAGCTTTGAGAATGGGCAAGCCGTCGCCAGACGACGGCTCTTATTTCAGGGCCGAGGACATAGTCGAGTACGACCCTGGCGATCTGCCGGAAATGCTCCGGAAATATGGTGCGTCCGATCACGCCGTCTCCAGAGCACAGGGCCGCGATTACACTGTCTTGGGATGCGTGGGCGTGGACGAAAAAGACGACATCTGGATCTTGCCGGATCTGGTCTGGGACCGCATGGAGACCGACAAGACGGTCGAGGAAATGCTGGTGCAGTTCCAAACCCACAAGCCACTGTTCTGGTGGATGGAAAGCGAGCTGATTTCCAAGTCGTTTGGGCCGTTCCTCTACAAGCGCATGGAGGAGGAGAAGATCTACACGTCAATCGACGCGGTGACGCCGTCGAAAGATAAATCCTTACGCGCCAGGGCGATCCAGGGTCGTATGCGTATGCGAAAAGTGAAGTTTCCCCGTCGTGCGCCGTGGTGGCCAACGGCGCGGGCGCAGTTGTTACGCTTCCCGGCTGGCGCGAACGATGACTTCGTAGACTGGCTGGCGCACATCGGCATGGGTCTCAACAAAGAGACCAAGCCGACCGTGCGGTCTGTGGTAGTGGACAAATATCCCAGCGGCTCTATTCATTGGATATTAGAGAACGCCCAAGCTCGCGCCCGTAAAGGCGACAAGCTCAAAGCGCGGGGATGGTGATGGCCTACGGCCCGAATGCAGATCAGGAAATGGAGGGGATGGAAGCCCAGAGCGGCATGACCGCCGACGACGCTATGGGCATGGAGACGGGCAGCGGCATGGGCGGCGGCATGGCCATGAGCCGCACGATGAAATGCCCCAAGTGCGGCTACGACATGCAAGACGACGGCACCGGCACCGGCATGATGAATTGCCCGTCGTGCGGCACCTCCATGCACGTCGCCGATGCTGCGAAGATGCAGCCCAAAAAGAAACCTTCCTGGGATGACGTTCCCGACGTGGACCCAGCGCGCGAGGAGCTTATTCATCAGTGGGAAGACAAGATAAAAGACGGCAAGAAGCACTGGGAGAAGTTCTTCAAACGCACCAGGGAATGCGAACAATTAGCGTTTGCCGGTGCCGACAAAGACTGGGTTTTAGCAGATAGTTACACCGTTCCGGTGATCCCGCGACATATCAATCAGTCGGTGGCGGTGCTCTACGCCAAAGATCCACGGGTAACCGCGAAGCCGCGCGACAAACTCATGTATCAGCTCTGGGACGGCACGACCGACCAGATCGAGGGCATCGTCCACAAAATCATGCTACAGCAGCAGATGGCGTCGATGGGGCAGATGGTCCCCGGTCCCGACCCCAACGACATGGCGGTGCTGGAGGAAATAAAGACGGTCTCGCAGCATGAGCAGATGGTCGAGAAACTCGGCAAGACCCTGGAGATCCTCTGGGATTACTACACCAAGGAACAAGCGACCAATTTCAAGTCGCAAATGAAGGCGCTGGTGCGCCGCGCCAAGGTGGCGGGAGTTGCTTACTGCCAGCTCGGTTACCAGAGGATCTTAGAACCCAATCCAGACGTGTCTGCGAAGATCCAAGATGTGACTTCCAAGATCAAATCCGTCGAGAGCACGTTGGATCGATTGGGTGACGATCAGATCCACGACGGTCAGGCGGAGCTGGAGCAGCTCCGGCTCAACTTGAAAGACCTGCAAGACCAGGAAATGATGGTGGTCCGCGAAGGGCCGATCTTTTCGTGGCCCAAGGTGCGCGACATCATCATCGATCCGGATGTAACCCATGTCAAAACATTGGAGGGCGCGGCATGGTACGCGCGTGAATACCTCCTCACCCCCGAACGCGTCTTCGAGATCTATGGCGTCCGCATCGGCAACAATTACACCAAGCGTTACCGGGTCGATGACGACGGCAAGCAGAAGCGCAACCGCAAGGAATCCGAGGTCTGCGTTTATGAGGTCTTTGACGAGCGCAATCGTCAGCAGTTCGTCATCGCAGAGGGCTATTGCGACTTTGTTTCAGAGCCACAGGAGCCGTCTGTCAAAATCGAGCGGTTCTGGAACCTGTTTCCCCTGGTCTTTAATGAAGTGGAGAACGAGGAGGAGAAATTCCCGCCGTCCGACGTCTGGCTGATGCGGCACCCACAGAAAGACGTCAACCGTGCCCGTCAGGGGCTGAGAGAACACCGCAATGCCAACCGACCCAAATACATCACTTCGTCGAGTGCGCTGGAGGAAGACGACAAGCGCAAAATCGCGCAGTCCGAAGCTCATGCGATCATCGAGCTGCAAGGATTACAACCCGGCGAAGACGTCGCCAAAAAGATCCAGAAGTTCGACCACACCGGGATCGACCCGAACCAGTATCAAGTCGAGGAGCATCACAAAGACATTCTCCGGTCGGTTGGCTCGTCCGAAGCCGCGATGGGCACCCCGTCTGGCGGTACTGCTACCGAGAACTCGATTGCGGAAAGCGCCAGGAGCGCATCCCAAGCTGATAACGTGGACGAACTGGACGATTTCCTGACTGAGCTGGCCAAGGCCACCGGGCATTTGATGATGCTCGAACTGGAGAAACCCACAGTCATCGAGATCGTCGGTCCCGGCGCGATCTGGCCCGACATGCGCCCGACCCGCGAAATGATTGCCAAGGATCTAGATCTGGAAATCGAAGCCGGTTCGTCTGGCAGACCGAACAAGGCGGCGGAGCTTGCCAACCTGGAGCGGGCCGCGCCTTATGTGCTGCAAATCCCAGGCGTCTCGCCCAAGCCGCTGGCGAAGAAATATGCCGATCTGCTCGACATCAATATCGAGGATCTCTACAAGGCTGGTCTTCCGTCGATTGCGGCGCAGAACCAACCGCAGATGGGTCCACCCGGTCCTGGTGCTGGCCCCGGCGGCGGCAAGGGCGAACAGACAGACCCGAACGCGCAAGGCGCGAAGGGCGCTGGCAATGCACCGAAGCCGGGACCGCAGCAACCGGGACCGCAGCCCGCCTACCCGCCACCGGGCGGCGGCGGTGGTATGCCGATGCAGTAAACAGACGGATACCTTGACGAAACTCAAAGTGTCTGTGACAGATGTTAATTCAAGGGAGACGTAAATGGCCGATTCGGAATCGTCCCCCGAGTCAACTAATACTACTCCGGTCGATGGCTCTGCCCAGACCGCGTCCACTCCTGACGTAACGAGTCCTGCTGAGTCGTCACCAGCGGAAAGTACACCGGATACCGGCGAACCCAAGTCGATGGTCGAGGCGGTTCATTCCGCTTTGACGCCAGCCGACTCGGATGAGGCCCCGCCAACCTCGAAACCCGATCAAGACCCAACCAAAGCCGTTCCTCCGTCTGTGAAGACGGGAGATCCGTCTGTAGCGTCCGACGAGCTGAATGACCTCGAAAAATCTCAGCTCAAGGGCAGGACGAAAAAGAGTTTCGAGCGTCTGACGTCGCGCGTCGGCGAACTGGGTACGCAGAACCAACAACTGCAAGCCCGCGTCGCCGAATACGACAGGGTGGTGGACTACATCCGCAGCACGAAGTTGAAGCCCGACGAAATCGATACGGTCTTCGACATCGCGACCACGATGAAATCCGGCAACCCAGCCGAAGCTCTGCGGAAGCTCACTCCGATAGTCCAACAGCTACAGCGGCAAGCTGGCGTGGTGTTGCCCCAGGATCTGACCGAACAGGTCACCCAGGGGTATCTCACCGAACAACACGCCCGCGAGCTGGCGATGGCTCGTTCAGACGCTGCACACGCTCGGG